TGTAGTGGCTGATGTTCCCTTTGGATGGGATCCTACCAGACTTCAACTACTCGGAGTATCATTGGTTGGTTCCCATGTGGGAGTCATGCAAGGGTATTCCACCTTTCCTGCAAACGACTATACTTTATGTAACGAAGTAGTACCGCCCCAAGATGGAAACGGAATGTTTTACTGCTATGGAGTTCTTGGGTATGAATGGATTGTAACCACAGAACCTGCTCAGATGGCAAAATTCATCTTCAAGGTGGTTGGGTTGGGGAGATCCGATGTCGTTTTATACGACAATCTACCTCTGAATCCACAATACCCAGCGAAATGCATCGTATACGGTTGCTGCGTTGGTGGGAATGTCGTTACAGGATCTCTGACCAATACTATTGTTGGACTTGCCGTACAGGGTGATTTCAACAATGATGGATTGGTAAATGCTCAGGACATGGGTGAGTTGCTTGCTGATTGGGGAGCCGCTAGTTTCAAGGCTAACCCCCACGACATCAATGGGGATGGAATCGTCAACTCACAGGATCTAGCCTTGCTAGTCAATAATTGGAGTTAGATATATTTTATATGATATTTTTATATAAAAAGATATAAATAAATTCAGATATAATGGTTTTGGTGAAAACAAAAATCGGAGATAAACATATGGAAAGCATACTACTCAATATAGCATTTTTCATCGGAGGTGCACTCTTTGGTAAGACCACATGGGATTATCTTGGAAAGCCGGCATGGGATTGGTTACTAACAAAAATTCCTTGGAATAAGAAGTAATAGTTCCATCCAAATAAGCGATGACACCCCCATAAGGGGGTGTTGTTGTATAAATACTAAGAGTAGTCGCAAGGAGGTGGGCGATGAGATATGTCGGAATAGATTACAGTATTCGCTGTCCTGCTATCTGTATTTTCGAGACAAACGAATTGCCTCCTGTTTGGTATCCCGAGAACTGCCAAATACACTTCCTAACCGATAAGAAGAAATATGCTTATCGCATCACTCCCAATATTATTGGATATCATGCTCCAGTATACAAGGAGCAGGATGAGATGGATCGCTTCAACAAGATATCCAATTGGGCATTGGATCTTCTTACCAAACAAGATATCATTGGCATAGAGGAATATGCATTCTCTGCACAAGGAATGGTATACAAGATTGGCGAGAATACAGGTCTACTCAAATACAAGATGTGGTCAGGAAAAATGAACTTTGAATGCATCTCTAATAGTAAGCCAAAGAAATTGGCTACTGGTAAGGGAAACGCCGACAAGCAATCGGTTTATGATGCCTTCTGTGCAGAGACAGGTTGGAATATACATCACCATATCCAATCACGCTCCAATAAAATAATGAGTCCGCTCACAGATGTGGCGGACTCGTATTGGATCTGCAAGTATTTGTTTCAGAAGCACACTATTGCTTCTTCACTGATGCCTTTGCCTTAACCTTTGGTATTATCTTTCCTGCTTGCGCTGTGGTATCGGTATCGGCAGGAACATCATCAAGGGATTTTCTCATCTGTATGAAATACCAAGCAACTGCTCCAGTTAATAAACAATAGAATAGTATTGCATACCAATTGAATTTTGATGTTGTTATTTCTGTACCGATAGGAAGAGTCACTTCGGCTCCTGATTCCATTGTTACCTTGATTGGCGAAGTTGTTCTAAGCGGAGTATTTGGTGGAATAGTTATCTCTGTGTTCTTTGGAAGAGTTACATCCTTTTTATCCAATATTCCATTGCGAACCTGACCAACCGTATCGTTTTCCAATGTTACGGCAGTAAACTTTCCAATACCTGTTGATAGTATTGTATCGTTTGGAACATCCACTATTGTTTGATTGTTCAAACGGCTTTGAGTGGGCTTTCTAATAATATCAGGAGTCCTGTCAATAATCTGAGGGCCCTGAACCGTACCGATTTGGCACGAACAAAGGAAGAATAACAAGGACACCCCTGTTATTGTTAATATGCTTTTTATATGCGTTTTCATGATTTTCCTCCCCCTGCGGCTGAACCAAAGTAAAATCCAACTATTCCAATAAGAATCTCACGATTTTCCTTGGTGAACAGGTATCCATACACTGATTGAAATATTGTATCGGTTCTTGCTGGAACAAGACCAAAGAAAAACTCTGGAGTAGTATGATCCACTTCAACAATCGTTGCAATACCAAAAAAAGGCAGGACAAAGGGTGCAATGATTGTGCCGAATAGAACCACAAGCACAATCAGTTGTCGTACCGCTTTTCCTGCATCAATAGGAACACGCTTTATTGCGCTATCCTGATTTTGAGTTGTACGGGCATTTGCATCAAGAAGTCTCTTGAAGTTTTCTTGCTCTGCTAAACGCTTTTCTGCCATATATCTGAAAAGAAACCCTGTAAAACTACCGCATATAAGCGAAATTAATTCTGTAGAAATCATAACACACTCCTTACATCATTGTTTATCTTTGAATGGGTCTTTGCTATTGAATCCTTCCAACTCTTCTTTGCGGATGTTTGTTGCAAACTGCTCTAAACGGTTCTTTGGGATATTCAATCCCGAGATAAGTGTATAGAGGCGAAGAGTTGGTTTTTCGTCCTCATAGATGCCACGGTGCAAGGTTGCCTTCGGGCATAGGGAGGATAGCGTATCAAAGCCATAGGACAGGCTATCCATCAATCCTGGAGTGTTCTCCATGATTTCCTTGCCACCAACTGCACAGCAAGCCGCATAGGTTGCATCCGAGATGTCGATCTCGGCAAGCAGAGTCTTGTCCATGTTGGACTTGATTGCTCCAGAAATCTTGGTTTCGTGAGAAGGTTGTTTGTTGTCGCCATCACTCTTGATGGGATCAAGTTTGGAAACACCCATGACCATTGTGCCGCCACAACGAAGAACCGTTGCATAGTCAGTCGGATCAAATGATGTGTATGGAGAAGCGTGTTTCGACAAGACATTAAAGATATGGAACAGACCCGAGACAGTATTATTGATTGTATTCCAAAACTCTTTAACTGTTAGATTCTTGTACATCTTCTCAATCTTGGAGTTATCAATGATAACAAGTGGAGAGATTTCCTTGCGTTCTGCCTGTCCACCAACTTGCTTTAGAACACGATATGCATTAAGAGAAACTTTGGGCGATGCTGCTTCTCCACGGGTTGGAAGCGACATGATAACACCGACACGCTCTTCAGGCTTGTCGTGTCCAATAAACTTCATGTACTTTTTTGCAATATCAATAAGAACAAGCGAAGAACCACTACCGCTTCCACCGCCAGCACCAATACACACCATGATATGATCAACTTTGGTTCCGTATGTTTTACGCATAAGATCAAATATCTCTTGCTTGTACTTAAGGGTGGCGGCTGCACCACGCTCCATGTCTTTTCCTGCACCTTCTTCACCAATATCTAAAAGCATCTTTTGTACCATTGGGATATCTAAGCGATCAAGGTCTTGGCGTGATGTGTTTATGGCAATGCACTTTTTATAGCCACGGTCATAGAATGCCTTGGCAATGCGACCACCGCCCTGACCAGATCCAATCCATGCAAACACATGGGAGCCTCCAGAGGCATCCTCCACGCATTGCTCGGTATCATCTGGCTCCTTGTAATCCTCAAGTTCCAAATCTGGTATCTCTAAATCAGGTACATTTGGTAGTTCATCCATTTCATTTCTCCTTTTACCATGAGTATGATAGTTCTGTTGTTTCTATTCCAAAATATTCTAAAAGTGCTGCTGCACCATCTGTAAAAAGAGCAGCAATAATATCAAGCGCAGATTTTATGGCAGCAATAAAGTTTCTGTACATTGCTGCAACCGATGATCCTGCTGATCTTAGAATACTTACGGTGGTGTCCATTATGCCCTCCGTAAGACAATATCTATCAAAATCTTCATACAATATCTTTCTTATTTCTAAGAACTCCTGAGAATCCTTGATGTCTACACGCAGAGATCCGCCGCTTTCGTTGCCACGATCCCTGATGTTCATTCGAAAAGATCCAAGATGAGAATTCACAAATTCATCTATTTCATGGAGTTCAACTGTTCCTGATTCTCCCCATGCAAGAAACCAATCTGCAACTCTATCGGATTCCTTTGATATGAATCTCTTTTCGCCTGATGCAAACTCTCGGAATATTCGCTTGCGAACCGGGGCAGAACTCATGTATTCACGAAGAGATGCAGTTATCTTGTCTTGGATCCCAATAGCCTTTAGAAAAGTATTAAACTTCTTTAAGTCTTGGCTTGTGGGTGTGTTTGCATTGGTCTTTAGACCTGTAAGATTGGAAAGCATGGAATCAAAATCCTCGGGCTTTCCTGCTGTTTCCTGAGCATACTTTGCACGGATATCATAGTAAGAGTTCTTTGAAAGGGTCTGTGATAGAATCGACCGAACAAGTCCAGGCATTTCCTTGGTTGCACCTAATGCCGCAGATATGACAGCATTTGCCTCTCCTGCCTGTGCAGCAGCAATCTGTGCTGCGCCTTGTTTCTTCATGCTTACCCGCATCTTGCCATTCATTTGCGACAAGATGACAACATCCGCCTTTGGGTCACCGTTACAACGACCCGCACCACCACACATGAAACGCTTGTATACAGGAGTAAGCACCGACGAACCACTTGCAGAATCCTTGGAAATTTGGTCGGCTCCTGTTATTGCTCCAACTTGCTTTTTTAGAGAGTCTACACACTTTTGAGCACAGATCTTGGCATATGCAGATTGGTATGCAGAAAGACGATCTTCCTTGTTCATGGCTGATACAATATCACCTTCAAACCGAGCAGGATTTAGTGCTCCGCTTGATAGTTTTTCGGTATCGCTCTGCTTTTGTAGCCGAGCAGCAATGTCTGCTATGCGATTCAAGAGGGCATCTTTCCCTTCGGCTTAAAGTAAACCATATCCTGTGATGCAGCACGACGAAGAACAACAGTCTTATCAGGATTCTTGTAGAGGTATCTTTTCATACTATGCACATTGCTCTCTTGGTTGGAAGTATCAAAATAAGTATTCCAACGATCCCATTTCTTGGAACCCCGCATGAGTTTGGCATATTCGTCGGCATTAACATCAAACACTCTGCATCCTGCAAAGTATTCGGTTTCCTTCTTCTTTTTAGGAAGAATAGTTGGTTCAGATGTAGTGGGGAAAGAACCTGTGTTTGTAACTGGTACTGCGCCTTCCATACAATTCTCCTATTTTGATCTATTGTATGTATGCAGTCAGGGCTTTAGATCTTTTCCAATATTTCTTAGAACAGAAACAACATTTTCATCTAAAGCAAGGGATGTAAGGTCTATTTCAGGTATGTTCTCTTTCGGCATAGTATTAAGAAACACTAAAATAGTTTTTATTACAGGATACATGGATTCATTTAGTTTAAAGAAAAGAATGCGGCTTGAACACTCTATTCCCAACACATTCTGTAATATTATAATGTGGTTAAGTATGAGTCTTTCTTTTAAAATTCCTGTATTATTGTAGTTTTGCAGTAGTTTCTTTAGATACTTGATTCTATTCATATCCTCATAAAACTCTTCAATGTCTATACAAGACGGATTTGTATAGTTTTTCATTGCATACATGATGTAGTTTTCGTTTGTTAATTTTTCAAACTTTATCATATAAGAAGATTCCTTTAAATCAAGCATCTTGAGGCAATATCTCGCCTTCAATATCAACTGTTGTTAATTCACCTTGAGAATCTGATATTATAGATGGTGAAACATGAATTCTTACCACAAGTTTATAGCCAAGTTTGCTTTCGATTCCGTCGTCTTCCACTCTGTAGCCAGGAAAGGTTTGGTCGATTTGGTATGGATATAGTGCAGATGTGAATGATGTCAGAGGAAAATCAACATAACCTGAATCCATGCTTTGAAGTGCTGCCATGCGGTCAGGACTCAAATGAATATCATATCCACTACGGTTAAAAACCATACGCAGCAAGTGCAAGGCTTCTAATGGCGACTGTGGATTTTTGTGCTCCAAGAGCGAAGCCATCATAATGATGCCCAAGTTCTTTACGGCATTAGGAGAGGAAATATCAAACACACGAAACATCTCTTCTTCGTTATAAAGAGTAGGAAGATCCAACCGTGGTATTTGGCTCTTTTTGTTGTTGTTCACAGGAAACATTGCATCCCATGAGTTGTTGGCTTCTTTTATCTTCTTCATGTGTTTCCCTTACCAAATGGCATCATTACCTTTATCTAGTAAGATTTTCTTTGTTTTGATATCAACAATCTGTAATCCTGATACACCAACACGCATTTCAACAAATCGTCCACTGGACTTCACCACATAGACTTCATCACCCATGTACATCCGGCGCACAATAACCATTTCATAGTCATCAGTCTTGCCGTACTTTTTACCGTACACGGTGATTGGGGTTTTCATGGGTTTCTTCTTGAAAATATCGACAATTTCCTGTGCATTCTTCTTGTTTGAAGCCATTGCACTGTCTGTTTTCTTTTCCGCACCCGCCTTTGGTGGGTTCATAATGTTACCAAGTCGGTCGGTTTTACGAGCCTTGAGGGGTTGGGCTGCACGGTCATAGAATCCAGGAAGTTCATCCTCGGGAATTTCTTCTTCGTGCCATCCGTCTGCGTCATTCCATTTAACAGTAACAGTCTTTTCTTCCTTGTTGCGACCAACCACTTCTGCCTTCTTTGGTATGGTAATGGCTTCATCCAAAACACCTTCTGTAATAGGCTCACCCAAACGGGTCTTGGTTTTTATGCCATGACGCTTGTTGTACTGCTTCCATGCCACGCCGTAAAGGTATGAATCAGCATTATCACCATATCTGTCTTGGAAACTATCTTTTGCTTTAGAGATCATTCTTTCCGCCTTTTCGTCTGGTGGTGCTTTTTCGCTTATGGTTTTCTTGGACTTTTTCATTGGCTTTTCTAATCCTTTGGCTATGGCATTAAATAGTTCTCTTGCTCCCGAGAAACCCTTTGGCATTCCTGTCTTGAAGAGTTTAAAGTCATTGGCTGCAACCGCTGCACGAAGTTTGGAGGCACTCATGCCTTCTACTCCTGTTGCTTCAGGATCTCTGTGACCCGCACTCACTACTTTAAATTCTTCTAAATTAAGGGCTTTCTCGCCGCCCGTATTTAGGTATTTATCTACGGTGTTCTGTATACCTTCAACACGATCTTCCCCAACAATCATGTGGATTTTCTTATATCCACGCTTCTCTAAATCGTAGAGAACATCCATAAATGTATCAATACCCGCACCGCTCTTAACAATGTTTGCCTGTGGAAACATCTGCTTTAGAAATCGTATCTTATCGTCGTATCGGAGTGGGTTTTTGACTTCAGCACGGGGTCTGCCACCATCAAATGATTGAGAAGCATAAATGAGATGCTCTCCACCAACGGATTTGGCATGGGAAATAACTGCATTAAACAATTTTCCGTGACCAATCGTCGGGGGTTGAAATCTCCCAAAAGTAAAAACAATTGTCTTTTTGCTCATATAATCTCCATGTTATCGTATATATGCAAAAAAGAGGGGAGTCGATATCGACTCCCCTGCTCGGACTTCTGTTTCTGTTCCTGTTGCAAATCTCACCGAGGTATGCGTATTTAGGATTTTTCGGTATTCACCCCATCATGCCCATGTCTTTGGTAGATTGAAATTCTTTCTGGAGAAATCCAATCTGTCTACTAATTTGTACGCATTATTATTCATGCGGTTTACCACCACGAACCCTTCGGGTGGAGAAACACTGTAATTTCCGCCGTCTTGAGTAAAAGAATTTAGATGCATCTTTGTTTGTCGTAATCCCGCAATAACCAAGAGTTTGGCTTCTGAAATAAGGTGGTGCAAGGAGAAGATACTATCGTATTTTGGTATGTTGGACTCAATAGAGTCTATTAAGCGCTGGGCAGCGGTAGTTCTTGCTTCTCTTACATCACCTTTTTTCAGTTTTTCGAGTTCAATCTTGACTTTTTCTTGCATATATTTCAAGAATCCTGAACCCGAGCCGTGTGCAACACCCTGTCGCACATTTTGATTTATGTATATCATTAGTTCATCAACAATGGGTTGACTTTTCTGTATTTGATCAAGGAATCCTGCAACTGAACGCCCTGCGGATCGCACTGCTTTGAGTTGCACCTCTATTTGTTTCTTTTCAAGCGAATTCAGAGGCATACTGCATTGACCTGCATCACTTCCTCTAAGGTTTGCATCAATAATCCATGCTGACTTTATTTTATTTAGATAAGAAATGTCGGGTGCAAACGAGGGGGATAGTGATTTTATATCATTTCCATCATATTTTGTATGAAACACAATGCCCATTTTTGCCCCTTTTATCTCTTTTGCAATGGGAGAATCAGCAGGAACAGCATATGTGAGGGTATTGGGACGAAAGGTTAGGTACTTGCGCCCATCAATTGTATCCGTCTTTAGATCAGACTTGGTGAACAGCATATCGCCCTGCAAGATGCCTCGAATACCTACATTTTTAAGATTCTCCAGAGCAATCTTTAGTTTTTCGTTCAAGCCTCCAGCAGGATGGTTTTGGTCGATATCTTTGTTTGTATAGTTAATCTTTGGATTCTTATTGAATAACGACTTTGTGGCAACAAAAAACTTGCCATTCTCAGGATTTATTCCTGCAATAAGTGCGGGTGCGCCATCAAATTTTGTGGTAACACAAAGCGAAGCCTTGGCATCAGAGGCAAGGTTAATCAACTTCTGTAGGTAATCCACGGCAATACCAATGCCCTTGGAGCCATTAAGAAGAATTGCATCCTCAATATGGGTAAGATGGGTAACACCGCCAGAAGCCTTTTCTTCGGCTTCTTGCAGAAATTCTCGGTTATATGTGGCAAATCTTAGCGTCACGGTATTCTCCTGGTAGGTGGACGCTGGTATTTAGGAGAAATGCACTTGATAGGATTTGAACCTACACTGAGTAGAACCTAAATCTACCGCCTCTTCCGGTTGGGCTACAAGTGCTTTAAGCAATCAGAACACCCGTGACAGGATTCGAACCTGTATAAGTCCAATTACGGTACTACAATTTAGAAGATTGAGCCGATACACGGGTAAGGGTAATAGAACCGCTGTCTTATACTACATAGTATATATGGAGGTTCCGCTCATGTCAAGGACTTGTCTCAATTGTGGAAAAGAAACAAATAATCCTAAGTTTTGTTCTCGTTCCTGTTCTACTGCTATTTCTAACAAAAGTAGCCCGAAACGATCAGTCAAGGGTAACTGTGAATCTTGTAAATGTCCTATCAGGAGTAGTAGGAAATATTGCAAATCTTGTTTCCATGAAGCAAGGGATGCAAAAGACATAACACTACAAGAAGCCATTTATGAGAAGCACCATCGGTCATCTGCTTTTGCCCTTGTGAGAGCAAGAGCAAGATTATCAAAGAAAGCATTGGAAATAAAATGCTGTGAAAAATGCGGATGGCAACACCATGTTGAAGTTTGCCATAAGCGTCCCATAGCAGACTATCCACTAACATCACTTCTTTCGGAGATCAATGCGGAGGATAATCTATTGATATTATGTCCAAATTGCCATTGGCTTTACGACCATCCAAAGGGCTAACCTCTGTCAAGCCTTTTTGGGTTTCTTCTTTTTTACAGGCTTCTTTGTGGTCTTTTTCTTGCCAAATATGGCTTCCCAATTTGCCGACCACTTCTCCTGATCCACGGGGCGATACTGATCACCTTTTCCTGCACCATTATTTCCTTCCATTAACAACTCCTTCTAATACATAGCAATAGAGTATGTAGTGGGAGCAAGGGATGGGAAAAAATGATGAAAAGCCTGTACGAAAAAATAATAAGGGCTATTAAATCATTATTTGCCGCCGTTGCCGCTATCTTTGTAAAAGGAAAACCAATGCCGAATGATCCAATTGTAAAAGTAAAAACACCACCAATAAAATTTGTTCCATTTGCCCGGTCAAGCATTACCGAGGATTGGAGTTCATTGGCAGAGTTCTATGGAACCGTAGAGGCTGTTGACCTTGTAAAGAAAAGAATGTACATTGCCTATCAGTTTGACGGACAAGGAGCGCAAGCCGCAGGATATCGTGGTGGGGCATTCGGTTCGGGAACCGATCCAGAATTTCGTTGGCTAAAGTTTATTACAGGATTAAGCGGTGGATATACTGCTTCGAATCTGTACAACCTACCTCTTGGAGGTCAGACCGATTGGCAATACAAGCCTAATGCTGCGCTTGCAGGAGTCACTCCAGGAACATTAAAAAACACAGGACCTGAGGGATCTCCTCCTAATGTGGACTATAATGCATGGATCGGAGATTTTTATTGGGACACAGAAGTATTCGAAGCATCAATCAGCAAATGGTATCAGTGGGGTGCTCGCAAGTTTTGGCTTCATCTGCCCCACGGCAAGGTTCCTGGTGGGTTATATACAGGGCCAAGCACAGGTCAACCACAAAACTGTCCGGATGTTGGAATGTACCAACCTGATGCCTATATCTGTGCAAAAGAAGGATTTGTGGATGCAGCCACTGGGCGCACAGGAAATATTCCCCAGCCTTGGCTTACTGATGATGTGGTTGATGGGGAAATCCAAGGCTTTGTTCCGCTTTTCAAGGCATTAATTTCAGGATCTTCGGCAGGACTCTCACGGGATACATGGGAGCGTTTAACAGGCGAAGGTACAGACATGGGTATGTGGTATAATCCTGCTGATCCTATTGAAGTAACCGTGTATAATGGTTCAATTAATCAGGAAACCTTTCCCCGTTGGCGGCGTTGGTTTAATGCATCAATACCTCTTTCTGATACGGAAGGCTTGATTGGTAGCGTATATGCCCGTCGCCGACTTGAAAGAAGTTTAGAGCCTTATGCCCGTGCAGGAATGCGTATTGCACTTGATGCTCTTGTGAATGCTCCAGGCCCCACTGTTGGCATAAATGCAACCAATGGTAATTTTCCTCCCTTTACATACAACGGCGAACCGTATACAACAGCACACAATTTGCCACCAGGATACACATTCGGCAATGCAGATGCAGGGTGGTGGAAGTTCTTCTCAGAGTATGTTATTCCTACATTCGGCAAGAACAACATATTCATGGAAGCAAATGCCGGTACATTTTTAACTGGTGGTGTATGGCACATGAATCCCTATGTTCTTATAGGTGGAATTAATGTGTGTACGGCAGACGAATTTGGTCGTGCAGGTTTTGGTGGAACGGCTTCCAGTCCTTCTTTTGCACCAACAACTTCAAGACAGCACTACCTTGAGGAGTTGGGCGAAGTCGAGTATTTAAACTCACCTACTTGGGCAGCAATTCGACCCCATGTTGGAAGTGTCGATACTGCTGGTGTGACTCTGTTGAATGGAAAATATTGGTATCTTAGTTCTTTTGCAGAAAAAGCAGGAGTAACAGGTTTTGATATTAATTTAGTATCACAATTAAATCCAACCGGTTGGTATGCATACAATAGCGGCTTGGTTCCATTTATGCTATACTCAGAAATGCAGCAAGGACAAGGAGCAGATTATCTGCGACTCAAGAAGGGCTATAGTCAGCCCGGCAATTCCAATAACGGTGTTGCTGGAGAACACATATGGGGTCACTATTGGGCAGCAGACCAATTGGCTTTCCGCCAAAGAATAGGCAACGGGTATACCTTTGCTGGTTTCGGTGTGCAGGGCGATCCTAATCCAATGATTCGGGACAAAACCCGTCCCGGAATAATATTCCCTAGCGGTGCACTGAAGCGCACACTAGACTCTGTGATGCTTGGAGTCACTGCATTCGGAATAACCAATGACTTTCAACGGTCATTCTCCGGCATTACTGCTTTTGGAAAATTTGTTGCTGGAATAAAGTCAGGAAAACTCACACTTGAACCTCTAAAGAGCAATGCAGGACAGAATATTCCACCGGCTCCAAACAGTCTTCCCCTATTCACACCGGCAACAAGTGAAATAGTTCAGACGGTTGCAAGCAAGTTGGCATTAGAAAACCGAACCGAGGGAATTGGCGGAGTCATGTGGCTGTACCCATCGGATTATGATCGGTATTGCAGCACTGGCTTGGGTGGAAGTCTAAATGGTGTATTCCATGTTCCAAACACCACTGGTGATCTTGTGGAACGCAAAATGGAGCAATGGTTGGATATGAAGATTCGTACATGGTACGAGCGTTTCGGCAAGTATCCAAAGTACATCACATGGAAACCACCAGCATACTCTGGATTGCCAAATAATCAACAGTCAAGTTGGGAAGACTATCGCCATTTGCAATATACTCGACTAATACCAACAACAGCAACGGAAACACCCACTGCATTTGCGGTAAGAGAAGACTACCATTCCAAAACACCAGGGATGACCGCTAGTAATACTCTTCTTCAAAACAGCGGCTTTTTCACCCATATTCCGTGGTCAAACCAAGGGAATTCAAGCACTAGTCCTGATCCATATTCACAATATTTGGACACAATTGGTATTCTTGGTGAAACTCTACGGCTAACAAAAGCATGGCGTACAAAGCGAGGATTAAGCAGCAAAGTTGGTCTGTACCAATTTCCATTCTTGCCACAGGATGCATATGTTGTCTATGGTGTGAGTGGTGGTGCTCCTGTGGTGTTGGATAGTGCAGGGTGGAACGACTTGGTTTTCCCAATTGGAAGCACATCCACCAGCCCTAATCCTGGAGGCACATTTGGTTGGTACACCCAAGCCCAAACAACCGATCTAAAGAATCGTATTAAATTGGAATACCGTAAGCGGTATGAACCTGTTGCCAAGGAATGCGAAGTTGTAATGCCTGAGATTTTTGAATACAGCAGTGCAGAAATCGTCAATGACAGCAGGAATGAATACTACCGAGCATGGCACAAGGAAATGCTGAACTTGGCTTATGATCTAAAGACAAAGGGTGCATGGGATGTTGGCGGCGATGGTACACTCCGTCCTCCTGCTCTGCTTAATGCCGAGATTATTCCTCTTGTTACTCCTGCCTATATGGGAGTAACCGGTGATTTTGATACGGGTGATCCAATAACAACACAGCGTAAAACCTTTTTTGACCATGACAAGATGAACCACAATTCTATTGATTGGATTCGTGATGAATACCTGCGTCCTGTTGATAGAACCCCGCAGAAGGTGCAAGGTATGTCTGTATGGAGTCCGTATCTTGCAAGAGCACTAAATGCTACCCGCTTCGGTGCGCCAATTGCTGGTATTACCACCGACCAGGAATGGCTTTACAAGTGGCTAAAGGCAGATCAGGGTGCAGGAATAACAGTTGATTGGAATCTTACTACTGGGGATTGGAAAACCAAGACTATTCAGTTCTTTGATATCTATCGTAATCTTTCCAAGAGATATCTAAAGAGATTTGATGCAGGACAGCCAAGAATTGATGTTGTTGCTGACCCGTACAAACACACCCCGTTTGCTGTTGGTTGGACTATTGGATATGACCACTCGTATCCTGCAAAAATAGATGGCATGGATATTACTGATGTTCATCCACTTATTTGGGTGGGACATAATGTCAACACAAATGGATTTTTTAGAACTCCAGGAGACACAACCGGTTATCCTGGAACAGCAGAAGGAGGATCTCTACAGTTATTTAATGATGTTGTTACAAGACTTAAAAGAATCCCATTAGGAAGAAGAGTTATTCTTCCGTACTTTTGGGCACAAGATCCTATTTCGGATCAAAAAGTACAAATAGATTTCTATAAGAATACCTCAGACGGCGCAACCTATACGGGTGGATTGCCAAAAAGAACACACGAAACAGGAACAGTAAAGCACATTACGCCTTGGGCATATCGGCAAACAGATGATACCAAGCGGTCGTTTCAGGCATTTCTTGCACAGTGTGCAGCAACAGGTGCAGCATTTAATAGCATAGCAGATGACGGGGAGAGTTGGGTTAATCCAAGTGTTGGATCTATTTCCAATTCTTTTGGTGGCCCATATGGCCCAACAGGTATGCCTGCAATTTATGCTGCTACTGGTGGGAGTAATCATGTTTTTCCTGATCCTTCCCCTTGGTTGGAACCTCAAGATCCCCGTATGACTACAAGCATAGTAGCGGATCCCCGTTTCTCTACACTTGGCAACTCTTATGATGGCAAAACTTTTGGTGGTGCAATAGAGTATTACTATAAGTCTATGATTGGAAATACTCAAATTTATAAAAATATGGGTATTGCACAACTTGGAATGGATTTCACCTATCCAACTCCTGCCCATATTCTTGGTTCTACTCCTGGTATAATCATGGAATACTATGCCTTTGAAGGGCCAAACGGAATCTCGGCGGCTACAGGGCCTATAGGTGCAACGGCTTATGCGCCACCAATAGGCGCAGACACCGAATACCGATACAATGTAATTCAGAGAAATAGCAGTCAAGCCGCCGCTGATGCTTGGGTAAATACTACCCCTTGGAGAAACCCTTGGAGTAGTCGTCAGTACACTGCAACCAACGGGGCTGTTGTTAACCGATATATTGCATGGTATGCTAACACATTGGCTTTGGAAAACATTGCAATGGGTGATTTAAACAAGAAAGTTTACATTGATTCCATAGACGGTTCAACATTTGAAGCACACAGAAAGATTAGTTACAACCACTATGATATTTTCCCATTAGGACTCACAGAAGGTGTATTTGCCCGTAACGGCTATACCCATTATAATTTCCACGGTGATTATCCTTTCGTGGATGCTTCTCCTGCTCTGTACGGAGAAATTCAAGGTGACCAGGCTGACCCAGGCTCATTTAAGAATGCACAATATGTTATTTTCCCTCGAAATGATTTTGAACGATACCCTCTTTTGCGAAATAATGATATTCATTTAAATGCTAACACTACCAACCCTTGGGATACTTATGATATCCAAAGTCTTATGAGTACAGGCAAGGCATTTCCTTTTTATACAAGGGGGGGGAGTCGTCCTACTCCTGCAAGAAGTTATATTGCAATGCTTATGGATTTGCAGGTAGTTCGAGGAATGCTTCGCACAAATCCTAACTCATGGAAGGGATTTTCTCCTTGGGTATGGAATCCAAATGAATACAGGGGTTTACCATCTGTTTCATACCGATTCAAAGAGGGTGAGGAGAATTGGGAAATTGAAAATCAAACAGATGTTCGGTATTGGAACGAGTTGCTTAACCACCACCTATTGTCTGGTGCAAAGCATTTCAATTATTTTACTGTTGGAGATCAACAAGGCTTTAGTGCTGGCAGAGGCTTTACCTCTGGTTTAACCTTTATGCAGGGGGTCATAAATGAATGGAAAACTGTGAGTGAAGGGTATCGTGTGCAACCAGCATCAAATCTTGATGGCAATATTTCTTCATTGGTTGACAGAGTAGACATGAGCAATGCAGGAGGAAACCATGCAGGGGCCACAGGCACAGTTATAAGCGGTGCTAAACTGCTTAAGTTTGCCCGTGGAAAGACCGCAGCATCTTTGCCAACCGGTACATTCCTTTGGAGAGTCACAGCAGCACCACAGGGAACCGAACTCATAAGAACAGATGATGCTTCCCGTGTGCTTTCAGATTTGCCAGCAAGAATAGACCTTGCAACAGGAGAAGTTTTTGCATTCGAGAAGATGACCCGTCCGCAGAGCAATAATGGCCCGACAGGAAACGGGGATTTCTCCAAGTTCTTCAAGAACGATGGGTATGTTTCGCTTACCGAAGCACCTTCCGAGGGCATTATTCTTTCCACCAGCAAGAACATTGTGAATAGCGGAGCCGAGTTGCGTCATGCACCAACAGTTCTTGCAAAGGATTATGTCGGACAGCCTGTGCTTTTGGGAACAGGAAGAGCCGCAGAGTTTACAGCCTCTGTTAATGCAGGTTTAGTAGGCATAGGCCCTACAGGAGATTGGTCTTCAGGAGTGGCAAACTCAAGAGCGGGTGTGTGTGTTGTTGGCTTCTACCAATTAGGTAACGGACAAGCCTTGCGTGCGGTTGGAAATATCACATTCGGACTCGAAAGTCTTATAGGATTCTATCAAGTTGGCTTCGGTTTTTGGCACGCCGCTATTTGGTCAAAGAGTCCAGGAACAAATACAATCGACAAAGTATTCACCTATGAGATTGAGAGTGTACCAAGTTACAATAATCCGGTTAATTTAAAGGTAACTGTTAATGGGGATGGAACCGAAGTAAAATGGTTTGCCGATGATATATTAAAGAAAACCTATACTGTTTCTGGACCAAACACACTTCCAATAGGCGAGCGTGCAGAAAATGGGCTTTGGGCAGGATGCGGAGTACAAGACATTACTTTGGCTACTTCCGGATCGGAAGCAGTTTATCCCCAGGACGGAGTTCAGCGACTCATAGTGAAGAAATTGGATTTGCGTCTTTTGACAAAATCTGATGATGCAAAGGTCACGGTTTCGAACCGTGGTGCATGGATCAAGCGCAAGGCTACATCCCAAATGCCTCTGTATCGCATAAGTAAAACATATCCTCCTGTACCAACAGGAACTCTTACCCCTGGAACAGGATTTCCTGCAAATCCTGATATGTTATTTACTGCTGATCCAAACATGAATCCTCCAACATCAACATCTGATCTTGAGGACTATTCTGATCTTCGTGTGGTTGCTGCATGGAAGAATGATCCGATTCCTTTTGATCCAACTCCAAGTGGAACAACACTCACAGTGGTTGCATACCACCCATCAGGTATAGAAAAGGTGGAGGCTTCTCTGAACGGAGGAGATGTTGTTACAAGGCAAGGTGGAGGTGGAGGACCCTATGGAGAATACGAATTCTATATTCCTCCTGTAAGCGGAGCACAACTACCATTGGTAAACTTACCAAAAACAATTGCAGGAGCCACATACGGTGGTCTGCACGAAATTCGTGCCAAGGTTTTTCCCGTCACAGGAGGAACACGCATATTGGGTGGAGAACCCGATGCCGGTTCCCGATACTATACACCTGTGGACACCGCATTCACCGTTAAAAAGCGTGATGTGAATGAAACTTCGTTTTTTGTGCAGAACATTGATACAGCGAATGATCCGGGTTATCAATCTGCCTTTGTTATAGGCGGCTCCACCAATTTGCCTACTAACAGACTCTATATTGATATCAAGGATGCAATACAACAAGAGATGGTAACCAGCAGCAAGAAGTATTTGGATATAACGGTTCAGTCTGCCACAGCCCTTTCCCGAAAAATACCAAGCATCCTTGATAATTCAGTCACCATTCCTAATCCAGAACTTTGCACACTAAGAATAACAGCAAGCACAACACCACCAAATAATGTACCAATAACGATGATTGCTGACACATCTCCAGAACCCAATAACTTCCAAACATCTTATAGCGGAAGAACCATAAGTGGATTCGTCGCCAATTGGGTAAGTAATACACTATACAGCCTTACGAACGCTCTATTCCCATCTTATGCTGCAAGACCACTTGACGAAACTCCCCAGATATACAGGATAAATACGGCAAAGTACAATCCTCTTTCTTTGTATAATTCTGGTCGAACCACCCTCACCCCGGCGGCAAGCGCAAGCAATGCGGATTGGTTGTATGAACCTGTAATGACGCAAGCTGGGTGGAATTCTGCTGTTGCCCTTGCAAGACGGGGCGGGTTCTTTGGTATTGGAAAGATCAAGATGAAGAGTATCTCTTATGACAAGGGATCGTGTCCTGATCTTTTCACAACGGCATCAAATCAGGCGGTGGCATTCGAAGGAGTCACTCTGTTCTCTTCATTACAGCCTTCAATAGATCCGTATCGTATTGCGGCAAACGGAAATGCATCGTTCCTGAATTGCACAACTCATACTTCAGGACTAACTGTGGCGAATGCATTCGGATTCTCCAGATATGTTGTGGGATGCACTGCAACCGGAGTAAAGGGAGCAGTATTCTCTAATGCATCGTTTGTTCGTAACTCCAGTGCAACAGCCTGCAACAAGATTGAAGTGGCAAACAGTCCTGCATTCTTTTCCCGCAAGGGCATAGCCAGCCCTTTGGGAGCACAAGGAAAAAAGAACAACTTGTACTTGGATACGGTATGCAACGGAAACTATGCAGACTGCATCTCGTTGGGAAGAAATGAAACCGTAAACTCGCCTGGATCGCTGATGGATCACTACGATCTTTTGTATAAGAACCTGATCTTCACAGGCTCCACAGGCATGATAGACAGAATAGAAGGTGGAGTAAATGGTGTCTATATGACAGGCATTTCCATGCCTAATGCCCTGTTGTTCTCACCAAACTATAAGGCAGTATTGACTGCACAGAATCCAAGATTCCAAAAGATGTATATTGATACATCAAGCGTAAGAATGATTTTGAACGAAGGGTCTGCTTCTGGCAACGAACTTGCTGCTCCCAACACGGCTTATAAAACTGGTTTTGGTGTGCAATTAGGAAGCAACGCCGCATCCGCAGGATTCACCGCCGAGATAACTCCAAGAGAACCCGGGCTGATTGCGCTTGAAATCAAGGGAATACCTTGGAGGAAAAGCACGGTGAGTAGTAATATCAATACTTACGATTCAGGAAATGTACTTACTCCTTGGTTTACTATTACAGACAGTGCTGCAATAAAAAGATTCGGCTTGGACATGGGCGGCGGCTTTGGGCCTACTGCCAGTGGAAATACTCCAAAGGGTCTTTCATTCGGCTCTTGGTCAAGAGAACCATACGAACCCGCAATCAATCCAAGACTAAATTGGGTCTACAGTCTTTCCAATATTAATTGGGGTACATTCTCATATTCGGGAACTCCAGCCGTGTTGGGTACAAGTAATAATGCATATGAGCAGTGGATAGACGACTCAACTCCCGTTGGCGTAACAGGATATATTAGTCTTAATGGAACTCTTCAGACATTTCATCGAGCAGCCCCCGCCAAGAACGGATTTATCTATCCGGAAAGTACTGCACCCAAGCAGTGGTTGATGTTTCACAGTGCTGATCCAACTCTAAATTCTTATTCACCAGGTAGTGACTTATGGCAGCAGAACCCAACGACACTCGATGTGGGCGCAGATCCTGTTAATTTCTCAGGAAACTCAGGACATTGGTTGAATGTTGGAAATACAGGGGTCAGATGGATTGCATCAGCGACAGCCGTAATAAATGTATTTGGTTCATCTGCTGCTGTTGCACAAAGGGGCGGAATCACATTTGGTACATTCTTCCGCCCGGAAAACGCAACCGCCTTCAGAACTGCAATGAATAATTCAACTCTTGGAGGATTGACGCTTACAGATCAGAATGGAAATGTGTTTAGAATAAATCCAGCAAGTTGGCAAGGATTGGGTAGCCAATATGTCTATGCACCCGGTTCTGGATTCCTATATGCAAGTGGATTGTGTGCAGGATTCTCTGTTGTGAATGCAGGAAATATTGGATTATATCCAAGAGAGTGGTCGTACAACGGAGATGCCACAAACCAATATGCACCAGTCAAATTTGAAATAAATCTAACCAATACTGGATTGTATAACAATGGAAACAAGTAAGTTATAACTGAGAAGGAAAGACTCGAACTTTCAACATCAGGTTCCAAAGACCTGTGTTCTACCATTGAACTACTTCTCAAAATAAAAAGGAAGAAGTGAGATTCGAACTCACGGTACACCATTAGATGTACGCTAGTTTTCAAGACTAGATCCTTAAACCGCTCGGACATTCTTCCACAATGGACTCACGGGGATTCGAACCCCGAAAACCGCCTTGCAAAGACGGTGTGATCCCATTTCACCATAAGCCCTTATAATTCACTCTAAACTCAAAAGATACTTTGTATGATTAAGTGTTGCCAACATTTCGTCACGAATATTCAGTAAATCTGTGTCGGTTGTCTCAATAAGAGAAGGCAATTCATTCACAAGAAAACTAATTGCATCATCCAACACACTCATGGTATCGGTTTCCCCGTAGTTTGCCAAGGAGATATTGAATGTTTCGGTTGCTTTTCTAATGCCGTTCTTACCAAAATAAGTCTCTACAAAACTATCAATAGATCCTTCCAATGCTTTGTATGCTGCTCCAAGAGCCTTGTGTTCTGCATATGATTTGGTCTGCCAATGGAATATTCGCAGTTGATTCTGAAGAGTAAGCATTTTTGTAATAAACATTGTGGATTCCTTTATTTTGGTCTACGGTATTTATGCTTTCTTCTAATCCCATCGAATTCGATGGGATTAACATTTCAGTAGCGTGAGTGGGACTCGAACCCACACTGTAGGCATTTTAAGTGCCTTGTCTCCTGCCTTTGGACTATCACGCCATATATTATTTAAGTATTTGATTTTTTATAATTGAGGGGAGGGAGATTTAACCCCCTCCCCTCGACCTGTCGATTCAATTTATACCATTAGTTGTCGTTACGAGCCAAACGCTCAAAATACGACATGGCATCACCAGAGAAATCGGTTTGCTCATTCTCTGTTTTGATTTCCTTGGCACTCTTGCTTTTTGGTGGAGCAGACCACGATTCTTCGGAAGTTTCCTCGGAATCCTCAATCTCTTCGGCTCGCTTGGGTGCATTAGAGCCACCACTCAGAACCATGTCAAACTTGCGCTTGAGTTCATCGTATCCCTTGTACTCCTTGGGATTAGTGAAATCCTTTAGGGGATACTGCGTTTTCCAAATAGCCTCTAACTTTGAGTCATCTCCACCAAACAAAGGCATTGGAGCCGCAAATTCGCTCTTGTCATAGTTTACATACCCATCAACCTTGCGAACCTTTAACTTGAAGTCTGCGCCCTTCCAATAATCAAAAGGATTCACAGCCTCTTCATCTTGGAATTGGGGATGCATCTTTTCTTCAATCTTCTCAAAAATCTTCTTGCCGTACTTGTACAGGAACACCTTGCCTTCGTTTTGGGGAGCCGAAGGATCAGAGATTACAAGAATATTGCTGATGTACGACAACTTACGCTTGCGGTCACGGGCAATGTTCTTGTTTGATTCAATCCCGCTGTTCCACATCTCGTTGTTTGCCTCACAACACGGACACTTGCCACCAATTGTGGTTGGGCAGTTTTCGATGTACCATCCGCCCTTGCCTTGGAAACCGTGGGAAAACTGACGAATCCACGGCAAATCTTCCCCCTCGGAGGCAGGAAGAAAACGAATCACGGCATAACCATTGCTGGACTTGTCAAGGGTTGGCTTCCAAATGCGATTATCCTCATAGGAACTCTCGCCGCCACCCTTCTTTAGTTTTTCTGCTTCGTTAAGCAGACGCTTCATGCTGTCGGTTGAACTCTTCTTTAGGTCTTTAAAACTCATATGTACGCTCCTTTGTGTTTTGTGTACGATGTTTGTATAACGCTGTATGCTGACCTGTCTATTATGTAGCGGATCAGGAAAAAGTCAAGCCCCTACTCCGGAATCCTGCAACT